AGAATCAAAACCAACAGGAATGTTATCTAAAGATTTCCTCGCATTAGTAAATGCAAAGGTAAACGAAGAAGATATTTCAGAGGTAGAGGATTACGCAAAGTATAAAGGAATTTCTATTTCAGAAGCTCTAAAGTCTAACACTGTAAAAGCTCTTTTGAATGAACGTGAGGAAACACGAAAAACTGCAAATGCTACCAATGTTGGTGCATCTCGACGTGTTACTACAAAGCCTACAAACGAACAGATTATGGCTAATGCAGAGAAGGAAATCTTCCCAGAAGACCCAGAAGCTCTTGCGGAAGCTCGCATGAAAGCTCGTTTCAAAAAATAAAATTGGTGGGGATTAAACATTAAATTTAACCCCAAATGACCTTAGCAAACACAATTAGTACAAAGACATACCGAGATAAGTATCGTCTTGCAAACCTCGATAAGATTCTCCGCGCAGCTCTTGTTGCAGAGAAAATCGCTATCGTAGACCGTTCAGGATTGAAGACTCTCCAGTCTCCATACGGTTCACAGCCTACAACTGTTGTTTCTGCCCTCACAGGTACTTACGCAGTCGCAGCTTACACAACTACAGACTCAACACTCACCGTAGCGGATGAGTTCAAAGTTGCAGAACAGGTATATGACTTCGAGCAGACTCTTGGAAACTTTGACCTCTTTGCAAACCGAGCAGACGAACAGGCATATTCAGTTGCAACCGCGATTGATTCATTCGTTCTTAACTCATTTGCAGGTGCGTCAGGAGTATCTACATACACAACACCAGTAGGAGGATTCACTACTGCCGCAAACTTGAACGTAATCATGTCAAACCTTATTTCAAAGGTTTCTGGTTATTCAGAAGTGTACAAGGGTATGTACCTCGTTCTTGAAAATACCGACATCACTGGTGTTATTCAGGCACAGGCAACAAACGGATTCTCATTCGCAGACTCCGCTTTGAACAATGGATTCCTTACTTCTTACATGGGTGTAGACATCTATGTAGTACGAACAGGAACATTCGTTACTGCTACTGTTGGAACACAGTCATTCACTAACTCTGGAAAGCGTTTGTTCGGAGTGAAGAATACTGCTACCTACGCAGCTCCACAGGGTATCAAAATCGAAGAGAAAATGGTTTCTGGTTCAACAGGAATGGAAATCGTTACCTACGGTTACATCGGTGCAAAAGTATGGGCAGCAAAAGCAGCTCTTACTTGTCTCGTTACACTCGCCTAGCTTTATTCCCCTTTCGTGGGGAATTGGGGGCAGGAAAAATACCTACGGGTATCCCACCACTTGCCTCCTACTCCTCACAAAAGGATTACTAAATAAACAAATAAAATTATGGCAGTATCAAACGGACAAAATCCAAACTTCCCACGAATCTCTTTCGGAAATAGTACAGCAATCTTTACTGGTGGTGTCGCAAACGGAACTGTCGCAATCATGGCAGAAATCGGAACACCAGCAAACGGTTCGCTCTATGTTAGTTCAGCAGGAGTCGGTGAGATTTGGGTAGTTCTTAGCGGAATTTGGACTAAACTCACAATTAGTTAAACATTCCTCCTGTCCCTTCTGGGGATAGGAATGAGTGCTTAATAAATAAAAAAACAACATGGTATTCAGTGATACAACAACAAACACAGGAATCGTTCAGCAAATTCGTTCGTTTGCTCGTGTTGATAGTAACCAGTGGTCTACGGAAAAGATTACAAACTCGGTAAACAACTATCTAGACTTCCTCGCTGGATACCTTATTGGAATAGACAAGAAGTTTCAGTGGGATGATACCAACCACACAAAGCTCCCTATTGGAACTACAAACCTCGTAGCTAATCAATCAGACTACTCATTCCTCACAGATGAGCAGAATAACTCAATCATTACGCTCACTCGTATTGATATGCTCGATTCAAATGGAACCTATCATCAACTAGAACTCATAGACCAATCAGAAATCAAAGGCGCATTGCAAGAATACAAACCAACAAGCGGACTTCCATTAAAGTACGACAAGATTGCGGACAATATTATTCGTCTCTATCCAACACCAAACACTTCAGTAACCGCAGGTCTTAAATTCTACTTCCAACGCACACCTTCTTACTTTGTTTCAACCGACACTACAAAATCCCCTGGTGTTTCTCCACTTCTTCATCGTGGGTTTGTTATTGCTGGCGCATACGATTGTGCGCTTGCACTTGGACTTCAAAACCTTCAACCACTTTCAATCGAAATGGAAAAAGAAACGGCAAAAGCTATTCGTTATTTTACGGATAGAAACCGAGATGTTCATGGAGGCATGAAACCTAACGTGGAAAATACAAGATGAGTATTATAAACCAATCAAAGCCTACTACAGCACTCGTAAACTCCGATAAGGTTTCAATCGGAGAAACATGGGCTTCAATACTCACTACTTGGGCTAGCGAGACTCGCACATGGCTCGCCGTGTCACAGCTCATTGCAAACTCTACAAAACAAAGTTCTTCTATTACTAATCAAGCAAAACCATAATGTCTACAATAACTGTAATCCAAAGTTCAGACCTAATTACAAACAGTAGAGCTGTTATTAACACGAACTTCTCAAATCTCAATACAGATAAAATCGAGACTTCATATCTTGATACCGATACAACTCTAGCAGCTAACAGTGATAGTAAAATCGCCACTCAAAAAGCTGTAAAGGCGTATGTAGACGCAGGAGGTAACGTAAACGCAAGTGAGACTGCAAAAGGTATTGTTGAGGAAGCAACTGATACAGAGGTAACAAACGGAAGTTCAACTGGTGGAACTGGCGCAAAACTATTTATTACACCAGCAAAGTTAGCTACCAGACTATCTACGATAACAAGTCCAGTAATAAACGCATATACAACCGAAGCAACAATCGCTGGTAGTTCGACAACAAGATTTGATATTACAAATCCAAGCGGAACAACTTTTCGATATACATACGACGGAACTGGTACAGACCCATCATTTAGTGCAGTAAACTATCCAGTTGGAACAGCAATTTATTTTAATGCTCAAAACTTCAATAGTAACAATAACGGTTCATTTCTGGTAACAGGTTCTGGAACAAACTATGTTGAGGTTACTAATGCAAGTGGTGTTGCAGAGAACGATAAAACGATTGGAACAGGATACATATATAAAGGAGTTGTTTGGACTAAACCTACAGGTCTAAAATATGTAGAAGTTGAACTAGTTGGAGCAGGTGGTGGAGGAGGTGCGTCAACATCAAGTAACGGAGGAGGTGCAGGAGGAGGTGCAGGAGGATATGCTAAAAAAGTAATAAATTCTTCGTCGCTCGGAGCAACAGTTCCAGTTTTCGTAGCGGTAAAAGGCGCTGGTGTTGCCAATAGCGCGGGTACAGCAGGTAAACTATCAGCCTTTCACACACATATATCTGCTACAGGAGGTAGCGGAGGAGCAGCAGCAGGTGGCACAACTGTTTCAGGAGGAACAGGAGGTGTTGGAACTGGAACACTATCATCAAATGGTGGTACTGGTGGACAAGGAGAATCAGACGGTGCTTCAAAGGGTGCTGGAGAAGGTGGAGCTTCTTTCTTTGGAGGATATGGTGCATTAGGTAGTGGAGGAACAGGAAAAAACCAGACGGCAGGAACAGACGCAGGATTGGATGGTATTTCTGGTGCAGTAATTGTAACCGAATATTATGTCTAAACTAGTAGAAATCACAGTAAATAGTTTCTTTGGAGGAATCAGTGACGACCCACGGAAGCAGTCTTCTAATGAGTTTATAATTTCAAAACATTTTGATATTTTCTCAAACCCTCAAAGACTTACTCCTTATCGTTCATTTGAGGCAGATACAAATGACGGTTCAACTTCAACAGGAATGAAACAATACGCAGTAAAAGACTTTCTTTATGCTTCTGCTTCTACAAAACTGTACGGACTCGGACAAACTGCTGGAGGACTTACTAAAATCGTATACAAAGCAGACGCAACAAGTGGAAACTGGACTCTCCCTTCATCTTCAGAAGGAAATGGAGCAGTACAAAACGGTTGTCTTGTAGAATATAAGGATTATTTGTGGGGCTTCCAGGGTACAACACAGGTATGGCGTTGGGGACTTCTCTCTGGTTCACCCTCAATCACCAACTCACAAGGGACTGTAGGGACTATTACGAGTGTCGCACAGGGAGTAATTGCAAAGGATGATAACCTTTATCTTCCATACAACAACAAGCTCGCTCGGGTAACTTCAGGAGGTACAGTAAATGACGCTGTGCTCACGCTTCCAACAAACTTCAAGATTACATCACTCGCGAACTATGGTAACTATCTAGCAATAGCGTGTTCGCCCGTATCAGTTTATAACGGAGTTTCAAAGGTTTTCTTGTGGAACCTCACATCACCAGACGTTCAAGAGGTATTGGACTGGGGAGAAGGTGAGCTTCGTGTTCTTGAAACCGTAGAGGGACTCCTTGTTGGAATCACTGACCGCTATCTAAACAGCGCAACTGGTGCAGGACGTAGCTCTATGGTTATTCAGGTGTATACAGGAGGTTCAGTACAAGTAGTGAAAGAGGTATTCTCGGCTGCAATCACAGGAAAATCAGTTCCAATATCTAAAGCGCTAAAAAACAACCGCCTTTTCTTTGCAGTTAAAGTAATGACAAACAGTGCAGGAACCGAATACCATGAGGGTAATTGGTCTTTTGGTCGTAAAAATGGAAACTATCCTTACACAGCTACGCTCGACCTCATTGACGAGAATATAAACACAAGCGGAATCCAAGCCTTTGGAAGTGCTGCTAACTTCTTCTTTATCGCTCACAGCGCAGATGGTTCAATAGACAAAACAGACGATACCGCAACCTTTACCTTTTCCTCAATATACGAAAGTCAGATATTTAACTTCGGAAATATTGAT